TTAATAAATTTTTTCATATTTTTTAAATTCATCTTCTAAAGGGTGTTGAGTTATATGTTGAGTTATATCAAAATCTTCCGCTAAAAAAGTTAATTTTTCATTTATAATTTGAAACATACTTTTCTCTTTAAGTTTAAATAAATCTTCATAACTTATAGATATTATATTTATATTATATTTAAGTCTAATTTTTTTACATAAACCATATCCGTCTGTCCATTCTTTAGGCGTTCCAGTAATACCTTGAGGAGATACCATCACTCCAAGATTTTTATTCGTTGTTGATAAAAGAGAAAAAAACTTACCAACATAAGTAACGTTAATTTTGCTTGTCCTATAGTTCTTACATTCAAAATAAATCGGGCTAGTATCTTTTATATCATAATATTTAGCAATATCTTTAGCTGGAGGACTGAACTCAGCTCTAATATCTATTTCGTTTGTATTTGTACGTATATTTTTAGTACATTCAAATATGTTAGAACATGTTAAAATGAAAATAATAAATTCTTCAAAATATTCCCCTTTTTCTTTAGCGTTTTTAAAATCATCTTTTTCTAATTTCTTTATATACAAATCAAACCTTTTATAATCCTCTTCTGAAAATAAATACTGTTCTTCTATTGTTGATTTATCTGTGTGCTTTAATACTTCTTTAAAAATTTCAAATTTTTCATTTGTCATCTTACAACCTCGTATACAGGTATATAATTTCTTTCATCTAGTTCAATGTCAATATCATTTTCGTCATCATAATAAAAATGCGGTAATGTTTTTAAAGTATACATCTCAGGCTTTAAATCATCATCGATCTGAATTTGAAACCTTAGATTAATAATATCTTTATCGATGAACGCGTTCATAATTAAAACTATCTCTTTAATACTTATATTAAATCTTCTGTTGTATACTCCTGGATAAATTCTATTTCCCGGTTTTAAATTTTTAATCAAACTTTGTTCAAATTCCCGAGAGAGAGGTTTCTTCAGATTTGTTTTTTGCAATATTGACCTGATTGTATTCCGACAATAATTTTCTTGTAACATAATCCATACCCTCCCTTTTCTTTTCGTGATAATAGTAGTTTAACAAAGTATAATCTTTACCGGTATAACTTTCAAATAAAAACTTGATTGATATTTTTTTTGTTTTATTAATCAAGTAAACCCAAGGCAAGTCAGACTCTTCTTCTAACTCTATAATGAAGTCGTTAATTTTTTCAAGCCCTTCTTCAGAGTTTTTAAACAAATTTTTATTTGTTGCTATTAATTCTTTTAGTTCACCTAAAATAGGCAATATGATAGTAGTAGAGCTAGCCGAATCCAACGTAGCCTTCGCACCATTATTTGTATTCATTAATTGTGCACTAACTAAAAAATCAGATTCTTGATTTTTCCTCATTTTATCAATAGTAAAGTTCAAATTAACTGGTTGACAAGTAATTAAGAGCTTTTGTGATATCCAATTAACAATTCTATCAATTATGGACAAATAATAATTTGTACTATCTTTTCTATAATAATTCTGGATGCTATCTACAGATATCTCAAAATATAATTCTTTATCCACTTCGTGCAAAACTATAATTGCACTTTGTATTCTTTCTTTAGTGATAGCTTCATTACCCACTAAAGTTGTACCTCTTCTAAAAAAATTCAAAATAAAGTATCTTTTTTCACTATTATAATGCCCAAAATAGTCATTTTCGTTAATTTTTAAATTGCGCTTTTCTTCTAAAACACTTAATAATTCTCCGACATCTTTATTTATAATTTTAAATAAAGCGCTATATTTATAACTTTGGTCATATTCTGTATTTCTAAATGAAGTTAACAATTTGTCAAAATCTTTATCAAGTGCATATTCAATTACATTTTCTATTTCTTTCATTTGCAATTCTTTTATTTCATCGTTATCAATAATTTGTGTATATTCAGATATAAGTAAATCTTTACGTCCTTTTGAGAATTCACTAATTGTCTTGTTTAATATGTCCTTATTTATCTCCATATTTTCTCCTCCTACATCAACGTCTATATAAATAATATATAAAATAATCTGAGTTTAGTAGACAGAACATAATGGCGAACAAAAAAACAACCACCCAGTAACTAGTATGGGTGGTGTAGAGACTGTAACGACTCTATGTTGTCAAGATATATGTATATGAGTGATGGCAAGGAAGAAGTCTCCTGCGGGACCAACAGTCAGATATATGGCCTCTGCCGGGCTATACAATTCACTCCTACTATATAAAAGTAAGTATAACATAAAAAGCACCCCGTAAACTGTTATACGGGAATGCTAAAGTCATATATACTACGGGGAGTAGTATGAAAACTATGCTCTCTATCGTAAGAAAAAACACCCAGTGACATGCTTGGGTGAACAAGGATAGATGTAAATAGTTGATGCATGTGTAACACATCATAACAAAAAACTAGCCCGAAGGCTAGCTATAACATAAAAAAATAGGCAAGTACCGTAGTACCTGCCTGTTATCTACATTTAAATCTTGAGAGAAATGTTAAAAAGTTCTAGTAAAATAATAGCACATTTTATCTTTAAATGTAAATAGAAAGCAGGTGTGTAATGCACCTGCTTAAATAGACATGACTATGTCATTTCAACTGATTTCTCCCCATTAGTCGCCTAGTACCTGACTAGTTGGGGCAGAACCATTCCATGTTCTAATAGGCAAGTAATAACGTTGCCCCTCCCGTTTATATAATACCCATAAATAATACTTATATAACTAATTTATGTAATTTTACAAGGCTCAAAATTGAGTTCTGCAGTTAAATTCATAAACATTTAGTATGGCATTTTAGTTTCGCCGTTTGATGTTATGTGTTCTTTGGTGCATTCTGGTTCAAAAAGAGTTGCTTATTAGTATAAAATACTTGCGCCCATATATTCCAATGGTAGGACATTTAATTCTGGATTTTCAGCTATTTTCATAAATCTATTATCTGATAATTTGCTTAATCCAATTTTCAAGCCATAGCCTAAATTCCCCATGCGCTAAGTCATTTTTTTCACAGGTTTTAATCTACGACCAATCTCGAAAATCGATTAACCAGCGATGTTTAAAGCCATATTTCAAGGCGCCACATTTACGATAAACATATCTAGTTATACACACTCATTCCCCACTGCAGCACAGGGCGTTTCTCAACATCTTATATTACCTAATTTGTTAATATTTTCATACACTTTGCCCTTATCACCAACATTATGCCTTTTTTATGCCCTTAAAAGTTGTTCTTCAAATAAATTTATAACACCATATTTTTCATATCGCTAATTGTAAGTATGGGTATTTCTCGTTGATATCTTCTAGGTAAGTTTTGTTGATTAGTCGGCGCAAATGCAGTTACTAATACTTTTTTGATTTCTACAAAGTTATTAGGTTTTTCATTTCCAGAATGGCATTGCTTTAACTTATCTTCTAAATGATTCATCAACTGTAACTTCTGTCTAAATGGTTTATTAAAATGCTTGATTAAACCTTGAAACTCTCTTTGCAAGTTCGCTTTGCATTCGCATAAAATTATCGTCTTTCTATTCTCTATAGTCACAAAATCTAATAATCTATTGCTATAAGATTCTTTTCCATGCAGTGATTTACGTTTATGATATACTATTGGTTCATGACCAATTTTATACACAGAATCCTCAGTTCTGATATATTTTATATAAGTATACTCCAAAATTTGTCCAATATAATTATTTTTATCACTAACATTGCATAATTTATTATAAATTTTTGATAACGTCTGTACTTGTTTTTCATCAAAATTTTTTACTGTCTCTTTTAATTTTCTCTTAATTATCCTATAATACTGAAATATTCTATAATGAAATTTTTTAAAATCACATTCTATTTTATAATTTTGTGTTGAGTATTGTCTGATCCCCTCAAGTATAGAGACTAAAAAAACTTTTTTTTCGTAATTATTCTCTATTTTTTCTATAGCATCTATACCTTCAAGAAAGTAAAGTTTTTTAACACTTTTTTTATTTGCACTTTTTAATCTTATATTAGTTATCTTCATTTTCCCAAAACCTGTAAGGAAGAATAAAATTTGGTAATTTCATATTTGACAATAAAGTTTCAACTTCTTTTCTGAAATAAGGTTCTATAATTTCTAAAAGTGCATCTCTCATTTTTTCTTCCCTCTCTGTACTGAAATCACATATTATTTTATAATTAACTCTTAATTTGCCAATTATATTTTGATCATTTTCATCATCTAAAATTCTCTTTTTATTTTTCTCATTTTCCCATGAATTAGATTCTACACTTCTCATAGTAAAAATAATTTCTACATAAGCTTCATTATCTTCATTTGGTAAATTTACATTGTTATTTGCTTTTAATATTATTCCATCATTGTCAGTATTATCTTTATCAATCCTATTTAAATAATTAACTTCCAATTTTATTATATCTTTTATTTTTTTTATCATAACGTCACCATATCAAATTTTGTTTTTATGTCTGTATTCAACAATTTCTTTTTATCTTTGTAAACATTTTCACTTTCAAGTGATTTCGAATTACGTTTTTTTTGTAAATTTTGTTTTTTTGCAAAATTCACATCATCTAATACATCAGCAAAAAAAGTGCTTTCAAAAATATATGAGCTTTCTATATTATTAATACTTAAGTCTTCTATCTCTAAATCAACTAATTCTTCTCTGATTTCAAAAATGTCTTTAACCATTTCAAAATCAAAATTATTTTGATTCAACTTTCTCTTTATATTAACTTTATCATCTTTTAAATAGATATTACTTTCATTATATTTTTCTATTTTAATATAGGTTTCTAAAAACTTTTTTTCATCTTCTGCTATTTTGGAACTATGAACTAAATGATTCCTTTTGTTTTTTAAATAATCCATTTTAGCGACTATTTGATTAAACTTATCACTAACTTGCATTTTATCGTCTTTTGCAAAAATTGAAATATTAGAAATCAAAGTATATTTCCTCCTTAATTCATTTTCTGTAAACAAAAATGACAGCGTCCCTACGCTGTCACCGTGTATATGCTTTCTATAATTCGTACACAAAAACAATAAATATCTTTATGTGTATTCGCCAAGATGTGTTGCTTATATGCAACCCTTATTTATAATATAGTACATTTCAACATTTTTTACCATACATTCACTTAAATTTGTCAAGTTAATTTAAAAATGTTGACATATAATATTTATTAAATACAACCTTATTGAATCGATAATCCGATTTATAATATGTACCTAAATTAGTAAGTAATCATTCTTCAAGCATCACATTTCGACAAGTAAACTTGCTGTTTTCTTTATTTCTAAAATCTCTTTATATCATCAACAAATTCTGGTGCCACAAGATTCACATCTTATTTATCTGTAAATATTCCTCATTAATCCTCTAACGGTATATCATCCACAATCACAGTATGATTAGGATTAGCGTTAGATACCTCTTGTACCGTCTTATCTAAATCTTCATCATCGCCATCCCATTCACCAATATTAATGAATATAGGCACATTCCCGTTAATATCATGCTTATCTGTAAATAACTTATGGTATTTACCCAACATATCACGAGCTTTTAAACGATCACTAGGTTTTATTGGTACCTCTATCAGTTCAACATGTTCATTATAGACTAATTGTACTTTGCCACTTTGTGGATTCTCTTTATATTCTCCACGCTTGACTACAACTTCCTTCGTTTCTGTTTCGTCACCGACTGCCGCATTCGTAAGCACATGTAGTAACTCTTTTGCGGTTAATACATTCTCATCTATAATCTTATCTTTTTGTTCTTGTATATATTGCTTGATGTGTGGCTTCTTCAATAACCTACACCCTGTCACATGTGCGCTATTTGCGCTATAGCCTGCTTTTATGGCACTTTGTGTTACATTAAGTGTTCTTATATACTCATTCACAAAACGCGCTTGTTTTGCCGTTAACTCACTCATTCTATCACCTCCACAATTTTATCTAATAAGGTTTCATACCATAATCTTACAGATTGTTCTGAACACTCTAAGACATTACTAATATCTTTAAAACTACGTCCTTGTATTAAAGAATCGAAAATATAAAACTCTTTATCATTAGCTACTCGGTCAACAATCATTTCTAAGTGATTCTTTACAATATGATCATCAATGTTATCGTCTGTCATCCATTCATTAGAATTTTCATCACCTATTGAAAAGAATTCATCAGTATTTATATCATCATCTATTAATACATCACTTCTAGTTCGCTCATGATAATCACAAACGAAGCCTTTTATTTGCTGTTTATCCATTGTTACACCACTTTTACATGTAAAGATTGGTGATAAGCATTTACTCGTGCAATCTTGCTATTTTCAATTGCTATATTTCTTTGTTTTTGACGTTCTGAACGTTGTTTAATACTTGCTTGATACAAATCACCCTGTAAGCGTTCAATGACGTTGTAGGGTTTATATCGTCCATTTGAACGCATATATTTTACAACTTGCTTCTGCTCTTTTTCTGTATAATGATTTAGTACCTTTTTCAACAACGCCATATTATTTATAGATCTATTTTTATAGTTTTGTAACCCTGCTTTTGTTTCAATAATTTTGATAACTAATTTTTCAATCGGATATGAGACAGACACGACCCCCATTATTTCATCACATGTTGTGGTCGACGCACTCATATGGTACATACTTTCAATTTGGAATTCACACATCTTAATTTTTTTATTAATAAATGCTGGGTTAAATTGCGTTAATAGTTGATACTCAGATAGTTTATTGTCGCCATTACGATAATATAAACAATTCTTCGTTTTAAGCAGTTTCATTTATTCACCCCTATAAAGAGAGCCTACCCAAATTGGATAGGCTATTTTTGATTTAAGCGTTACGGAACACTTCGTTATACTTACTTTGAATGTTAATAATTTCTATATCGCCATCACTATCTTTGATGACTGGTTGCCCGTTATTTTGTAACCCAAACTGTCTTAAAACATTATAGTTATACTCTAATTTTTGATATTCTTCATTATTTCGATATGGATAAATTACCTTTTCTACCAATACATCAAAGTAAGGTTTTAACCTTACATTTTCATCTTCAGTAAGACGACTTTCTATCGCTTTTTTATAGATATTAAGTTCATATACATTAGTGGTTTTAGGATTGGCATTATAAACAAGATTAAATAGTTCTTCTGCATCAATTAAATTTACTTTCGCCTCTATGTCTTGACGTTTCAACATTTCAACTTGTGGATTCTCATATGAAGATTCTTTCTCTTTTTGTTGGATTTCTACTATTTTTTCTTCATGTTCATCTAATAATATTTGTCCTAATTCTTTGAATTTAGATTGTAGGCTCAAAGCCTTATTATCCATTTTATTTTTAATAACATCCGTTTTATAGCCTTGTCTAATTAATGATTTCGTTTCTGTTATTAGATCTTCAAAATCTCCTAACAAATTTCTATAACGTCTATCATTAAAATATACATCCCACGTATCACCCGTGATTGTTGTAGTTGTCATTTATAAGTACCTCTTTCTTTAGTTTTTGTTTTACACTTCGATTCGTTTCAAAGCTTCATAGCGTTTCATACTGCCATCAGCTAATTTCTTAATACTTCTCATCGCTTGTTGCTTTTCTTGTTCTGTCGT